AATGATATTGCTAACACTGGAAATTATTGGTTATCTAATGGATCTTCTATATCAAGACCAATTCCTTATGCAAATGTATTAGGTGGTAAAACTATCCTTAAATATGATGGTTCATCTTCAGTAATGGAAATAGCAAATGCTTTATCTGTTGCAAGAAATGCATACACTGTTATGTGTATGATAAAACTAAATGGTACAGGTTCTTTATCTATTATTGATGCAAATCAAATTAGTGCTGGTGGTATCTACGTATATACACCTGCAAGTGGTGCATCAGCAAATCAAATAAGAAGTAGATTTTATTCTGCTACATCTACTGGAACTATCTACACTAGTGATATAGGACCTACAACTGCTTCATCCATTGCTAATACCCCAGAAGAATTTAATGACTACATGTTATTAACTTGTAAGTTTAGATTAGCTCAACCTACAGGTCCTGGAAGTGAACAGGAATTATGCATTAATGGAAGAAAACATAAAATTTTATTTGGTACAGATAGTTTTCTTGTATCTGGTACAACATTTACAATTCCAGCATTAGGAATAGGAAACAATCCATCAACCCAAAATTCATTAGCGCAAGGTTTTGAAATGGGTATGGGGTTAGTTTTACCTTACTGGTTAGAAAACGCTGAACAACAAAAAATAGAAAATTACTTTAGGTGGTATTACAATAAAAGTTTTTAATCATGGAACCGATAGATTTAAGTACACACATTTTATATTGGAATCTGGATGTTATTGGAACTGAAGGTACTCCTATAGAAATAAGTTATGGAAATGATTCTCCTAATATTTTTATAGAACCTTCTGCGGCAACGCAAGGTGAAATGATTGACTTGTATAATAAAGGCATGTGGCATTTATTTACAGTAAGTTTAAGATAACTTATGTTTAATTTTTTAAGTAACATGAAAACTAAACTATTTAAAATGTTTAATATAATAATGAAATCATCAAATGAATTAAAGATGTTCCTTTACGGACTGTTCATGTATCTTAAAATAGATATAGAGGCAATAACAATTTTAGCAACCCTAATGTGTTTAGATACATTATTTGGTTCAGTAAAAACATTTAGAATTGATTACCGTCAATTCAAATTTAAGATCTTACTGTTAGGATTCTTAGCAAAAATTACATTCATTTTGATTCCAATGGTTGTTGCATTAACAGGAAAAGGTTTAGGTTATGACTTTAAATTACTTGTAAATATCTCTATCAAAATTTTAATATGTAGTGAAACAATAAGTATTATCAGTAATGCTATAGCAATAAGGACTAAGAAAGATGTTGAAGACTATGACATTATCACACAGTTCTTAAAATATTTGAGAAATGCTTTTATAAAAATTTCAGAATCACTCTTATCCACATTAAAAAATAAATAATGGAAAGTCCTCTCTTTGGAGAGGATTTTTTATTTTAGTACCTTTATAAAAAATTAAAACAATGAAAAAGTTATTAGAAAGAATCTCCGCACCTACACCAAAGTTTTGGAAAAAGGTACAAGCAATAGGTTTAGTTGCTACAGGTATTTCTGCTGCAGTAATTGCATCTCCAATTGCATTGCCGGTAGCTATTGTTACAGCAGCTGGATACTTAGCAACAGTAGGTGGTACAATAGCAGCACTTAGTCAATTAACAGTTGAAAATGGATTTGGTGATGAGCAAAAGTAATGTAAGAACATACACAAATGATGAAATATTGGCTAGAGTTAAATCTCTTCCATCATTTCAGGCTTTACCATCAAACTATTGGATAGTTGGTGTTAGAAGCAATGAGGATGCTCCAAATAAATATGATGATAAGTTTTATATCTTTTCTGGTGAAAACTTTGTTACTCTTTTGCATGGAACTACTCACCCAGGTGTTCCAATTTTAAAAGGTGGATTCCTTAAATACAACAAAGTTGGTGCTGCAGTTGTTAAAGCTAATGAATGGTACTACGGAGTTTGGAGATATGGTTTACATTTAAAAAGAATGCCGGCTTTACTTCAAATTGGTAAATTCCTTGGATATAGAGATGGAGATAGAGATAATAAAGCTGAAGAAATTGGACCTATAAATACATTTGAATGGACAGGTATTAATTTCCATACAGTTTCTTTTGATTCTAAATCCACTTATGTTCCTGAAGATATTAATGGTTTGTCTGCTGGATGTCAAGTTATACCTGATGTGCAAAAGTTTAATCAAACAATTAATAAATTCTTTAAGGAACAAAAATCAGTCACTTATTGCTTACTTCAAGAATGGAATGATTAATGGCTAGAAATGGATTAGCAGGTTCTAAGAAGGGTACTTCAAAGTCTGCAAAGTATTTTCAAGAAAACCCTGAAGCAAGAGCAAAAAAGAATGCTTATAATAAAGCATACCATAGTTCTTCTGAAAGAGTTAATTATAGAGAGTCTTTAAATAAAGCAAACCGTCAAGATGGAACTTATGGTAACGGAGATGGCAAAGATAAATCTCATACTAAATCTGGAAAACTTGTAAATGAAAAAGCATCAAGTAACAGAGCAAGAAACGGAAAAGGCGGAAAAAGTTCTAAAAAATAAAACGCAACCTATATCATAGAATGGTATAGCCGAAGCACTCCACATGGGGTGCTTTTCTTTTTTATATAAAAATTAATCATATATTTGTAGTGTTAAACATTAAAAAGTTAAATCATGTCAGAACAAACCAACCAAGAACCAACAGCTGAAGAAATTTTAGCATACAAAAATAATATGCTTAAATTCTATGAAGAACAGATGCCTTTTTTAGAATCTCAAAAAAGGTATGAAACTTTAAAAGCAGATATTGAAGAGGCTAAATATAGACAGTTAGAAAACAGATTGAAATTCATTCAGTTGCAGTTATCAGTACAAGAAAAACCAGAGGAAAATGGCAACAGCGAAAGTGATAAATAAGATTGTACCGTTAACAATGCTTGATATTATAAAGTATCAAATTAATATGCATTGTTTCTTAAACAAAATAAGGTTAAGTCCGGCTCAACAGGATTGTCTTGCGTTGTTAGGATTATATGGTAGCATGTTTCTTTCTGATTTTTGTGAACAAACTGTAACAGAAGGAATCTTTGGAAATGTGCAAACAGCAAGAAACTTTATGGTAAAATGTATTAAAGACAATTTAGTTGTAAGAAGTGGAATGGGAAATAAGACAATTACATTAAATAATGATTTGTCAATTTTAACAGAAGGAACAATTGTATTGAATTTAAAAGTGTATCACCATGACACCAACGAAAGCAAATAAATTAATTCCAGAAACAGCAAAAGAATTAGGGCTTTCTGAAGAACTTGTGAAAGATGTAGTGGATTTCTATTATGAAACTTTAAAGAAAAGAATTGAATCATTAGAGCATCCAACTATATTAGTTCACAACTTTGGGATATTTAAAATAAGTAGAAGGAAGCTGAAGTTTAAGTTAGAATTTTTAAGGAACTTATTGAAGAGTAAAGAAGCAGATGATTTTAAAAAACTTGTTAAGTACAATTACAATAAAGAATTAGAAATTAAATTACAAGAGGCTTTAGAGAAGTGTAATAATTATTATAGACCGTTATATGAAAAGCGTAATAAAAATATGGAAGAATAGAAATCAGATCATTGAAGGTATTAAAAATAATATCTTTAAGACTGATCACATTGAGGAAATTGCTCAAGAAAGATTGGAATTTTGTAAAGGATGTGTTTTATATGATGGACATTGTGCTGTAACAGGAACTGGTCCTTGTTGTGGTAGTTGTGGGTGTTCTTTAAAATTAAAAATACGTTCTCTTTCATCAGAATGTCCTTTACCAGAACCTAAATGGAAAGCGGTTCTTACATTTGAAGAAGAGTATTTGTTACAGCAAAAATTAAGAGAAGATGTTCCAGAATAGTGCTGTAATAGATGTAAACTCAATTCCTAATGGAATGAGTGCAAGCGATTTAATTTATATTCATAAAATGAATAAACCAATACTAAATATGACATCAGCATCAGCATTAAATACTAAGTCAATAGCTGATACAGTTTTTGAAAATCTTGGTGATATACTTGCATTAGAAATAATTACTAGCAAGCAATATTTTAAATTAAAATCAATGTTGCATAGTTCTGATTTTGAAACTGCAAAAATGGCAAGAGAAATAATATATAAAAATTTACAAGATAAGTAATATGGCAATTAAATTTTACGCAGATGAACATAAATATGAAAGTATAGATGCATCTGACAACATAGATTGGATAAGTGTTACAAGATTAATACATTATTTCAAAGAACCTTTTGATGAAATCAAAATGTCTGAATCATGCTCCAAAGGAAAGAATCCTAAGTATTGTGGAAAATCTCCTGAAACAATTAGAGCAATTTGGAAAGCAGAAAATACAAGGGCTGTAACACTTGGTTCTTGGTATCATGACCAAAGAGAAAAAGATATTTTATCTTGTAATACAATTACACGTAGCGGAATTGATCTTCCAATTATTCATCCTTTAATGGATGGTAATGTAAAACTTGCTCCTGAACAAGGTTTAGTTGCAGGTATATATCCTGAACATTTTATTTATTTAAAATCTGCTGGTATTTGTGGACAAGCAGATAGAGTTGAGGTTGTTGGTGATAAGATTGATTTGTATGATTTTAAAACTAACAAGGAAATTAAAAAAGAAGGATTTAAAATGGGAACAAAGACTAAGAAAATGCTTGGTCCACTTTCTCATTTAGATGACTGTAATTTTAATGATTACTCGCTACAATTATCAATCTATATGTTTATGATGTTAAAGCATAACTACAATTTAGAACCTGGTATTATGCAGATTGAACATATTGAATTTGAGATTGAACGTATAGATGATAATGGTTATCCAGTAACTAAATTAGACAAGGATAATAATCCAATTGTAAAATCAGTTACACCTCATGCTGTTCCTTATTTAAAAAAAGAAGTAACTTCATTGTTTAATTACTTAAAAATTAACCGTCACAAATTACAAAAACATGAGCATTAAATTATTTGAGTTACGTGGAGATAAAGTCTTAGTAACAGAACATTGCTATAACATAAAACAATTCAAAGAGGTTATTGATAATTATCCTGATAATTTCTTAAAGATTTTATCTTATGTGTTTTACATGAGTTGTAGAAGCGCAGAAAATCCTTATTTTAACAGACCTTCAGAAGATTTAGATATTGAGATACTTAGAGATTTGGGTGCTGACTTTTCAGTAGAAGATCCTTTGATAATTAAAGCTCTTGATAAAGCTAAAGACTTATATGAAACTCCTACTGTTAGAGCATATAATGGTTTTGCTACAATGCTTGACAAACTTGCGTTTTATTTAGAAACTCAAGACATTTCTGATGGTAGAGATGGAAACATTTCTGCTATTGTTCAAGCAGCTAAAAACTTTGACAGTATCCGTAAATCATTTAAAGGTGTTGCTAAAGATTTGGAAGAAGAACAATCATCAAGAGCAAGAGGTGGTTCACGTTTAAGTTATGATGATTAATTATGATAAAAGATGATTTAGGTGAAATTTATGAAAACATACCTCATTGGGATAATGGGGTATGGGTTTATAAATCTTATGACTCAAGGGAAGATTTTACAAAAGACCTTGAGAATAATTATTTCAAAGAACCTGGAGAATATCAACTTGATGAAACTGTAAAGTTATTTCAAGCCCCTGCATTACATTTTAAAAAAGAAGGGTACTATACGGATGCCTTAGATGGAACAAGGGATTTTATTAGTTATTGGGATGCTGAAAAAGAGAAATCAAGAAAAGGTGTATTTTTTACCAATAACGGTAAAAGCTGGTATCTTCCAAGAGATTATTATTTCTTCATAAACTTTGTAAAGATTCAGGATAAAAAGAAAAAAAAGGATGACTTTACAGATATGTGGGATGGTCAGTTGCACTTATCACTATACAACTGGTTAGCAGAATTAAATTACAAGCATGCTGTAACATTAAAGAAAAGACAGTTTGGTTCTTCTTTATATCATGCAGCAAAACTTATAAATATACTTTGGTTTGAACAATCACCTGTACTTAAAATAGGTTCTTCATTAAGTGCTTATGTTACAGGAGAAACTGGTACATGGAAAATTCTTCAAGAATACCGTAACTTTTTAAATGAACATACTGCATGGTATAGACCAATGAACCCAGGTGGTGTTGGCGGTTGGATGCAAAAAATTGAGTATGTAGAGAACGGAAGAAAAACAGAAAAGGGTAGAAAGGGTGTACTTAAAGCAACATCATTTGAGCAATCAGATACAGCTGGTGTAGGGGGTTTATGTACCTTGTTTTTTTATGAGGAAGCAGGGGTAGCAAAAACTATGGATAAAACTTATGAGTTCATGCGCCCAGCATTTGAATCAGGGGATATAACAACCGGTTTATTTTGTGCAGCTGGTTCTGTTGGTGATTTAGAGCAATGTGAACCATTAAAGAAATTCATGTATGCGCCTGAAGCAAATGACTTTTATTCTGTAAGAAATAAATGGGTAGATGCAAAAGGTACTGTTTCATATACAGGAATGTTTATTCCTGAACAGTGGTCAATGCCACCTTACATAGATGAATTTGGTAATTCACTTGTAGAAAAAGCATTAGAAGCATGTGAAAAAAATAGAGTAAAATGGAAGAAGGATTTAGATCCTGAAATCTATCAGTTACGTGTATCACAGCATCCAATAAATATGGAAGAAGCTTTTGCCTATAGAGGTGAAAGTATATTTCCATTACAAATTGTTAAAGAACAAAAAAGAGAAATTGAAGAAGGAGAGTATCCTTTTAAAACATATAAGTTATCATTTTCAAATACTGGGGAAGTTGTTTCAGAATTAACAAGAAAAGCTCCAATTACAGAATTTCCAATTCCAAAAAATGCAGAAGATAAAACTGGTGCTATTCAAGTATGGGAAGAACCAGATGAAAATAAAGAGTTTTGTACTACCTATTATGCATCAGTCGATCCAGTAGGTGAGGGTAAAACTGTAACTTCAGAATCATTGTGTTCTATTTATGTTTACAAAAATCCTGTGTTGGTACAGCGCGTTGTAAATGGACAAGTAGAAACATTTGTAGAAGGTGATAAGATTGTTGCTGCTTGGTGTGGTAGATATGATGACATAAACAAAACACATGAGCAATTAGAATTAATTATTGAATGGTATCAAGCCTGGACATTAGTTGAGAATAACGTAGGGTTATTTATCCAATACATGCAATTTAAAAGAAAGCAAAAGTATTTAGTTCCAGCTACACAAATGGTATTATCAAAAGAGATACAGGCATCTAAAACACAGTTTCAAACGTATGGTTGGAGAAACGTATCTACTATATTCAAAAGCACCATGTTAAGTTATTTGATTGAGTTTATGAAAGCTGAACTTGATCAAGAAAAAGATGATACCGGAAAAGTGTATAAAACATTTTATGGTATAACAAGAATACCTGATAAAATGGCCATGGTGGAGATGGAAGGTTATCAACCAGGTGTCAACGTGGATAGGTTGGTTTCTTTGGCTGCATTGATTACATTTGTGAAAATACAAGAGTCAGGAAGAGGAATTAAAAAACGTGTTGAATATGAAGATGAAAGTCATTTGGATAATTCAGAAAAATTCAGTAAATTAAATAGAAACCCTTTTAAAAATCTGGGTGGTTCTCGCAATACAAACAGTATGTCTGTAAGATCTAGAAACCCATTTAAAAATATTAGATAATGGAAGTTATTAATGCGCTAAGTATAAAGAAAGGAAAGAAAACCAAAAATAATAAGTTTGGTGTTTTTACGCAACCTATACAGTTCTTACCAATTAATGAAAAAGATGATGAGTGGACAAGACACAATCTTGACTGGATGGAGTGGCAAGGAATCAAACAGATTTTTGGTAAGGCAAGAAGGTTAATGAAGAATTATAAACTTGCAAAGGGTACTATTGACAAGTCAGATTACATTCCTTCAGAACAAAATGACTACAGTGAAATGGTTGATGTATTGACTGAATTTCATGAAGACTCTGCATTAGAATTAAAATTCTATCCAATCATTCCAAATATTGTAAATGTATTGGTTTCAGAATTTGCAAAAAGAAATACTAAAATTGATTACCGTGCTATTGATGAGTATTCATACAATGAGGTAATGGAAAAAAAGAGTGAAGCTTTAGCAAGCGTATTGATTGAAGATGCAAAATCAAAAATGCTACAAGAGTTATTGAAGATGGGTTTAGATCCTAATTCACAACAAGCACAAGAAAAATTAAATCCAGATGCTCTTAAACAACTTCCAGAAATTTCAGAATATTATTCTAAAAAATATCAAACGCTAGGTGAACAATGGGCTGCTAAACAACATAACATTGATGTCAATAGATTCTCATTAGATGAGTTAGAAGAAATGGCATTTAGGGATATGATAATTACAGATTCTGCTTTTTTCCATTTTAGAATGTTTGATACTGATTATGATATTGAGGTATTAAATCCACCATTGACTTTTTATCATAAATCTCCAAATGTACAATACATATCACAAGCAAACTGGGCTGGATTTATTGAAATGCTTACAATTGCGGATGTTGTAGATAAATTTGGATACATAATGACTGAAGAGCAAATTCATACTCTTGAATTGTTGCATCCAGCACGTTCTGCTAGATTTATGATGGATGGTATTCCTAATGATGGTTCATTGTATGATTCTGATTCTACTTATGAGCATAATAGAAAGTCCGGTGTTGATATGAAAAGACACTTGTCTTTTTTAGATAACCATTATGATACACATGATATTGTTTCATGGATTGTAGGGCAAAGTGAGCATACTGGATTGTTAAACAATGCTGGTATGTTACGTGTTACTACAGCTTATTGGAAAACACAGCGTAAAGTTGGTTACTTAACTTCTATTGGAGAAGATGGTAATGTAGTTACAGATATAGTTGATGAAAACTACAAAGCAAATAACAAACCTTTATACAATAACACATTCAATAAAAATAAAACTGCAGAGAATTTAATCTTTGGAGATCATATTGAATGGATTTGGATTAACCAAGTATGGGGTGGAGTTAAGATTGGAAATAACAGAACAATCTTTAATTCAACAACTGATTCTGATTTTGATCCAATTTATATTGGTATTGATAAACCTACACCTGGTCCATTAAAGTTCCAATTCAAAGGTGACAGCACAATGTATGGTGCAAAACTTCCAATTGAAGGTAGAGTTTTCTCTGATAGAAATAGTAAGTCTATGTCTGTTGTAGATTTACTTAAACCAGCACAAATTGGATTTAATATTGTAAACAATCAAATTTCTGATATACTTATTGATGAGATTGGAACGGTAGTGGTACTTGACCAAAATGCTTTACCAAAACATTCAATGGGTGAAGATTGGGGTAAAGGAAATCTTGCTAAAGCTTACGTAGCAATGAAAGACTTCTCCATGTTACCGTTAGATCCAAGTATAGCAAATACAGAAAGTCCTACAAACTTCCAGCATTACCAACAATTAAACCTTGAGCAAACAAATAGATTAATGTCAAGAATACAATTGGCAAACTATTTCAAGCAACAAGCAATGGAAATTATTGGTTTAACCCCTCAACGTATGGGTATGCAAATGGGCCAGATAAATACTGCAACAGGAGTTGAACAAGCTGTTAGTGCATCTTATGTACAAACAGAAGTTTATTTCTCTCAATTCTGTGATCATTTAATGCCAAGAGTACATAGAATGAGAACAGATCTTGCTCAATTCTATTTATCAAGTGAAGGAGTAATTAAGCTGAAAGGAATGACTGCTGATGATGAAAGAACCAATTTTGAAATAAATGGTACTGATTTATTATTAGCAGATATAAATGTTTATTGTCAAACAAACGCTAATCAAAGAACAATACTTGAACAATTGAAGCAATTGTTTATGACAAATAATACTACTGGTGCAAGTATTTATGATTTAGGTAAAATCATGCAATCTGATTCTATTGGTACTCTTAATAATGCTCTTAAAGTTATTGAGAAGAAAGCTGATGAACAACGTCAAGCAGAAGCACAACAACAACAACAAGCACAAGAAGCTGAAATTGCTGCAAGAAAACAAGAACAGCAAATGGAGTTTGACCATGAATCAAGAGAGAAAGAAAAAGACCGTAGAGCAAGATTACTTGAGGCTGAAATTAAATCTGCTGGTTATGGATCAATGCAAGACATTAACCAAAACCAGGAATCAGATTACGTTGATGCTTTAAAACAAGTTCAACAATCTGAACAATACAAAGAAACAATGGGTTTCAACCGTGAAAAAGAAAACAATAAACAAGGTTTATCTCAACAAAAATTAGACTTGGAAAGAGAAAAGTTAATAGCAGACCAAAAAAATAAGCAGATTGAGTTTGCAATAGCTAGAGAAAACAAGAATAAGTATGATCAGAAAAAACCTAAAAACTAATGTTTTTGTGGATTATTGTCATATAATCCACAAAAATTTTTTTTAAACCTAAAATAGTTAAACATATTATATTTAAAATCAGATAAATTTGTTTATATTATATATAGTCAGTTAATAACCAACCAACAAAAAAAACATGACAGAAGAAGAAAAACAAGCAGCAGCGGCTGCGGCTTCAAGTGCGCAAGTACAAGAAGTTGACTTTGACAATTTAGATGCCTTGTTAGGATTATCTGATTCGGTAGTAACAACAGCAGAAACACCTAAAACAGTATTATCAGATTCTAAACCAGACTTATCTTTTATGGATGATGATTTAGATGGTGAGAAACTTAAAGATGCTCCTGATGATGTTGTTAAAGCTGTAACAGATCAAATTCTTGATGAAGATTTGAATGATGATCAAGAAGAAGATGGCACTCAAGTTAACAAAGGTGGAAGACCTAAACTTGTAAAAGATGCTATGGTTGAAGCAGCAAACCGCTTAATTGAAAAAGGCGTTCTTGCTCCATTTGATGATGGAAAAGCTTTAGCAGATTATACAGTTGATGACTTTGAGGAATTGATTCAAGCAAACATTGAAAGTAAAATTACTACTGTTGCTCAAGAAGCACCAATAGAATTATTCAAGACTTTGCCGGAAGATGTTCAAGCTGTAGTTAAGTATGCCTTAGATGGTGGACAAGATACTAAAGCTGTTTTCAATCAATTAGCAAAAGTTCATGAAACATTTGAACTTGATGTTGAGAAAGAAGAAGATCAAGAGTCTATTATCAGACAGTGGTATAATGCTTTGGGTACTTATGATACTATTGAAGAGTTGGAAGATGAAATCAACTTGATAAAAGACAGAGGTGACTTAAAGAAATATGCTGAAAGATATAAGCCGAAGTTAGATGCTAAACAAGCTGACATTGTTCAAGAGAAATTAAAGGAACAACAACAAGCAAAGGTGCGTAAAGAAAAAGCAAGAGAGCAATATTCCAATACTGTAATCAAAACTTTACAATCAGCAAACTTGAATGGTATTCCTTTAAATGAGAAAGTTCAGAATATGTTATACTACGGTTTGACAGATTCATCAAGATACCAAACTGCAGAAGGTAAACCAACCAATGCGTTAGGGTTCTTGTTAGAGCAACATCAGTTTGGAGCTAATCCTAATTTCTCATTAGTAGCTGAAGCTTTATGGTTGTTGGCAGATCCACAAAACTATAAAGACTCAATTAAGAAAACTGTTGAGAAGGCAACTAATGAAAAAACAGCAAGGCTGTTAAGAACAGAACAAGGTGCAAATAGAAATGCATCAAGTTCACAAATAGAGCAAAATGATAAACCTGCATCTGCAACAAGGAAAGCTCCTATTCAGAGAACAGGGAAAAGCATTTTCTCAAGATAATTTTGTAACACAATTAAATAAATATATAAATGAGTACACCAGTTTTAAATAACGGACTCTTTTTAAGAGAGAACAGTTATCAAGCTTCTTCTCACGTAGATTCATTTCACTTAATGAATTTAATGAAGGATGCACAACCTGATGATTTAGGACCAATTGAGTTATGGGCGCAGGTTAAGAAAGTAGAGATGCCATTGTACAAAATGTCTTCTTTTAACGGTAAAAACGTAATTGAAGTAAACCACCCACGTGGAGAGTACAAATGGTCAACTCCAGTTTCTGAAGAGTTACCATACATTGTTGAGAACATTGAAACAGGTTCTGACATTGGTGCTGATGGAACGCCATTCCGCATCAAGTTAAACAAGAGAACATTTGGACACGGTGACATCATCACTTATGATAAATTCAATGGTATTGAGTTATTCATTACTGATGCTGACATCTTGGATGTAGGTGATGGTTTCATCTATACAGTTCAAATGCCAAACTTGGATTCTACAAGAGTTTTCCCAGCGGATAAATTCTTAACTTCTCAAACTTATTTCTTCAGAGTAGGTTCTGCTAAAGGAGAATACGGTGAAAAGTATTCAGATCTTTCTATGACTCACTCAACTCGTGAGTTCTACAACTACGTAGGTAATGCTGATGCACACGTACACTACTCGGTTTCTAACCGCGTTAAGTTGATGGAAATGGGTGGTATGAAAGCTGATGGTTCAGTTCCAGTAATGGAGATTTGGAAAAACTTTGATACAAATGTTGATCCATCTGTGAACTCATTAGAAGGAATGGTTGCTACTAAAGGTAAAGACTATGTGAAAAAAGCAATTGACAATGGAAACCTTGTTAAGTCTTTCATCACTAAAATGGAAGCTGCTCACCTTTCTAAAATTGCTTATGATATTGAAACTTACCTTATGTGGGGTAAAGGTGGTAGAATCAAGCAAGATGGTCCAGATGACAT